CACCAGTCAACTGAATTTTTTCACCTTTTTTGTAGAACACACCGTCATGCTTTACATTCAACAACATTACTACACCATCTTTTTCTTTTAGCTCTCGCAATTTTTGTTCTGCTGCTTCAATTTCTTTTTCTGTTACTACTTCTTCTACAACAGGTTTTGTTGGTTTCTTTTCTACAACCTCTGCTGCTTTTTTTAATTCTTTTTCTTTCATAGATTATTATTTTTATTACTTTGTACTTCTACTATAGCAACAGTTTTTTTTATGTCAAGTATATTGATATATTTACATGCTGTTTTTCTGCATTGAACTTCTACATGACCGATCTGAATGTCTTGCATAAGAAGCATAGAGTTACATTTTGCGCAACGAAATTCTTGCATACTATTCAGTAAATGGTTTTTTTAATTGTTCAAACGCATTACTTGTTGGTCTTCCATCAACAAGATTAAATTTATCAGTTATTGTTTTTGGTATACCAGCTTCTTTGCTAGAAACATCAGAAAATACAGGAACCCATATACCACGACAATGAGTGTGTACTGATTTTAATTGAGCCATCGGATCATCTGCCTTTACGATACGCTCATCTAAAGATCTGCAAATATTACATGTTCTTGAATCTAATATTTCACTTCTTCGATATGCTTTAATCCCTTTCTCTACAGCATTTTTCTGAAATATTGACATACGACCAGTGTTCAAATATTGTCCTGCAATAATACCTGACACTATAGCAATGTTTCTTGTTGCGGTTTTTTCTCCCTCTGCTTGTACGGCAAGAGCTGTAGCTTCTGTTGTTGCTCCTGATACATACGCTTCTTTTGCCAGTGCTTTTGTTTTGTTTTCAATTTCACCTGCTAAAGCAGTAGCATAATCATTTGCATCAATTTTTATTGACTCTCTTTCGATTGCGTTTGTTGGAACATCGCCCTCAATGTTAATCTCTTTTTTTGCCATATCAACACCATCATCATATGCTTTTGTTATTTTTTCTAAGAATAATGCTTTTAACTTTGATTGAACGCTTAAACTTGTATCTGATATTTTTGATATACTTCCTTTCTTCAATTGCTTCTCAAGTTTTTTAGTATATTGGTATAGAGCTGGTACTATTACAGCGGCAAGCTCTTCTTTTAACCCTTCCTCTTGTTCAGTTAATTTTTCATTCAATTGAATGAAATCAATATCTTTTTCATCTTCATTTGGTTTTCGTGTGAGTATATTTTCAGAAAGTTTATATTCGTATAAAGTTTCTGTTTCTTCTTCCTCTTTTTCTTTTTTAACCTCAATTTCTTCATCACCTGTTTGACTGTCTTGTAACTCTGGGAGTTTAAACGTTGGACGCACCCATTTCTTCAGCTCTTCATCGATAGTAATGAGCCCAGCTTCTGACAATACTTTGTATGTTTCTGCTTGTGTTTTTAAATCTTTTTCACCAATAGGAGAGTATCGAAGTTCTGGGTACCATTCTTGCGTACCATAGTTATAGTCAACAATATCTTTGATCACTTGATTTGAAAACTCTGTTGCAAAGTATCGAGCCTTGTCATCGACAAGACGTAAAAAGAAAGAGCTTTGATCATCTGATAAAGCATAAGATCCTGAATTTTCCCCACCAAGTCCAAGAAATTGAACATGCATAGAAGTCAAGATCATTCTATTGTGAAATTCCATCAATGACTCAATTGCATTGATAACTCCCGAGCCTTTCATCTCAAGTATTTTTGCGTCCCATCCATGGGGTAGTGTAAGATATCCCCCCTCACTTGCTCTCATCTGTTCACCCATTTCATTCCCCTTTTCTTTTTCTGGTTTTCCTGAATCTTCTGGTAGGTTAATAAGCGGAATGCCTACGCCGAATCTATCTGCTGCAATTCCTGACACCCTTGCTAACATGTCTTTGTATTTCCAGTTTCCATAGGCAGCACGGAGAATGGACTCACCAGCCATATTGTCACCTTCCATGTCATTTGTAAGAATAAACAATTTTTGTAAAGGTATTTCAATTTGATTATTGTCAAATTCATCTGTTTCAATGTATTGAACAATTCCCCGTGAATATGTACCATCTGCATTTTTTATCTGCCATCTTTCAATTGATTGTGGTATACGTGCAGCAAGGTTTTTTAGCACGACCTTCCCATTTTCAATAGCCCATACTTTTTCAAAAGCATAGTGTCCAAATTCCATAAAACATAATGCCTCACGAATCATATCGTACCAAGAACGATCCATATTAAAAATTTGATCTTCAACATCTTTCCTTATTTTTTCACCTTGTGGAGAATCGTCGTATGTAAATACTTCCCATTGTGTACCAAGTATAGGCGCTTTCAATGCTTTTAGTGCAGCTGATACTGCAGCATCAGTTTTTCGCATCAAGTCAACAGTCGCAGCTCTTGTGTCATCCTTCCATAAAATATTTTCGTCTGTATCAAAATACCCGCTGTATCTTGTAGTACCTGAATCACCGTATATTTTTTCTAATTGTATTTTTACTTGTTTTGCTTCTTCCATTTTTCTTTTTTAAAATTTCTCTCTCCAAAGATTTCCTGTGACTGATCTCCCTCCAACACCAAAACCATCGTAGTCTTCTTCTCCACTATGTGCCATTTTATACGATAGGTCAAGAGCCATGATGACACTATCAGCTCTATCATCATGCTCAATTGCATCTGTTCCAAAAAAAAGTAACTGTTCTCGTAACTCTTGCATCTCTGGTCGTATGTGCAATTCGCCTCGTTCTATCATAGCCTCATGCATTTCAAATCGAACAATTTTGTTTTTTAATACACCACCTGTTTTTCCATTTGGAACAATAGATCGAATAGGAATATTCCTGTTATTTATATTTTGATTTACATATTCATTCTCAAGCCTTCCTGTTTTCCATTGTTGTACAAGCTGAAATACAGCAACCTGATTTAATATTTTTTCAACTGCAACTACTTTTGCTGTTGGATGATCTGACCATGTGTTGATAAGTTCAGCCGCTTGTTGTAATTGGCTTGCTCTACCTGCTCTTTGATCAATGACATATCTATGCGGGTCTTTATCATAATATGCAAGTACTGTAATAGCATACTCATCTGACTCAACCTTTTCACCTCCTTGCACATCCATAGCAATTACAATGTTCGGTTGTTGTTTTTGCATTGTTGGGAGTATAGTAAATATATTATTGTCAATCCACTCTGGTTTTAATCTTGCAAGATCAAAACTTGTAGGATTATGCATATACTCTTGATTGAATGAACGTGAACCAATCTCTTTTTTAATTTGTATCAATTTAACAATTGGAAACATTGCTTTCCATGCTGGAATAGACTCATTATTTAATCTTCCGTTATATGTAGCTGGAAGAAATAATCCGCCATATTGCTTATAGAATTTTAATAATTCTGATTCTGCGTGAATGATAGTACCAATCCATTTAATCTTTGCTCTTTCTTGAGACAGCGATGGAAGTATAACGTTAAACACCCAATCATGAAGTTTTTGCCTTCTGTATAATGATTGTACTTGTTCATCATCTTCGATATCATCCATTATCACTTTAGATGGTCGTTCGTTTTTAATATTTACGCCGCGCCCTTTACCTGCTCCTCTTGCAACAACATTTACTCCGTTCATTGTTTCAAAATGTGTGTCTGTCCATTTGGTTGATTCTCTTTGTTTCATTGGCGGAACAAGATCGCCATACACAGCACGTAGCAATTCATTGTTTTCAAGTTCTGATCTCATCGCTTCAAATTGAGTCTTTGCATTTCTTAACACATCAGATACATATACAATCACATTCTCAATGTTATACACAATATCATGCAGTGTATCTATTTTAATCCATGTGGATTTTGCATGTCCCCGAGGAAAGATGACAGCGCTTGTATTTGGATTTGATATTTCTTGAATCAATAAATGATGCGCATATGGTGGGGTAGACTTGATAATATGAGAAAAAAAATATCTACCAAAAATATAAAGGTTTTTTTTGTCACGCAATGTTTCTTTTATCCATTGTGGCTGATCTTCTTTCGGTACCTCCTGAAGAAGAGCGAGCCACTTTATAGCTCTGTCATTGTACTTCTTTTCTTCTGCTTCAATAAATTCTTGAGTAACAAAAGCAAAACTATTCTCCTCCATCTTCATCTGAATTTAAAAACTCATCATGTAAAGCCTTTGCTTTTCCTGCAAGATCTGCAACTTCAACCTGTACTTTTTTTGTTTTACTAAATTCATCGGGTCGCTTCCTTTCAAGATAGTCAATTGCGTTAGAATAGCTATCACTCAATTTATCAATTGCAGTCTTTCGAGCCTTTAAAACAGGCAAATTCTTGCATGCCTCTTTTACAGCGGAAAAGTCTTTGTGCTTTTCTAAAAAGTATTTATATTGATCTACTGTTATGCCTGCATATATACACGCTTCCTCTACTTTTGCATCCATCTTAAATGCAGCAATAAGCGCTTCAACTTTTCCTCTCTCGATCCACCACGCATTGTGGGAAAAAGTAACAATCAAATCACCGTGATGCTTATCTTTTATTGTATATAGCTCGTCACCAACTTTTACTTTCTTTTGTTTTTTCATATTAAATATATACAACTATATACTTAATATGTCAAATAAAAAGTTCCGAACGTGTCATCGAGCCCTACCCTAACAGGACGGTTTCAGAACCATTTTATTTTTCATCTTCAGGTTTTAAAATCTTTATTAATTTAGCAAGAATTAAATGTTCAAGCAGTGTAATTGTATTTTTATTTGATTTTTTACCAAGTTTTTCCATGTA